TATCTCCCCGATGACCACCTCAACGGTCCTAGCCGGTCCTGTAACGACCCAAACTAAACAGGATGAGTAAGGATATGGAGCAGACCAAGCCGCGGCGTATGGGGGCTACTGAGCCCCGATTACATAGCCCGTACATAAAGGGCCCTAACCGTGGCGATGAGGTAGCTGAGTTAGCTGAGAGTATTGGCCTACCACTTTTACCGTGGCAAGACTTTGTAATTAGGGACATGACCTCTATAGACGAGTCCGGGATGTTTATACGTAAAACTAATTTGGTTTTATGTGCCCGGCAGCAAGGTAAGACACATCTCGCGCGTATGATGATGCTTGCGCATTTATATCTATTTGAGTCTAAAAACGTGATTATTATGAGCTCTAATAGATCGATGGCTTTAGACACTTTTAGACAAGTGGCCTACGCGATAGAGGGCTCTAGCGAGCTTAGCCAATCGGTCCGACAAATACGTTTCGCTAATGGCACCGAGTCGATCGAGATGAAAAACGGCGCTCGCCTCGATGTTGTAGCTGCTACCCGTGACGGCTCTCGCGGACGTACGGCAGATTTGCTCTATATCGATGAAGTACGAGAGATCTCCGAGGAGGGCTTTAGAGCTGCGACTCCTACTACCCGCGCACGTCCTAACGCTCAGACACTTTTAACTAGCAACGCCGGCGATGCGTTTTCGACCGTACTTAACGATCTAGTCGAGAGGGCTAAAAGTTTCCCGCCTAAGACGTTTGGCTACTATGAATATAGTGCGCCGCCTTTTGCCAAGATCACCGATCGCGATGCGTGGGCCATGGCTAACCCGGCACTCGGATACACCGTTACCGAGGAGGCTTTAGAGGAGGCGGTAGCTACTCAACCTATTGAGACTACTAAGACCGAGATGTTATGCCAATGGGTCAGCTCTACGGCGAGCCCTTGGCCACATATGGCGGTAGAGGATGCAAGCGATAGCACCTTAGAAATGGGTGCCGGACCTCTTACTATTTTCGCCTTTGACGTGGCACCGTCGCGCCGCGATGGGTCGCTAGTGATGGGCCAAGTGCTCGCGGATGGTCGTATCGGCGTACAGGTACTCGAGGTATTCCACTCGGACGTATCTATCGACGAGCTTTACATGGCAGACCATATAGCCAAATGGTGCAAGGACTTTTACCCTCGGACCGTTTGTTATGACAAGTACACAACGGCCACGATCGCCAAACGCCTCGAAATTAATGGCATCCACATCACCGATATCTCAGGGCAAAAGGGGTACCAAGCCTCAGGAGATCTCTATGAGGCTCTAGCTAATAAGAGGCTCGTACATCCGGGGCAAGATTTGCTCGTTTCCCATTTTGCAAATTGTGCATCTAAAGAGTCCGATAGCTCTTGGCGTATCGTGCGGAGGAAATCCGCGGGACCGGTCGATATAGCTATCGGCGTAAGTTTCGTCGTGCACATCCTTAATCAACCTCTAGGAGAGGCTAAGATTTATATGTAGACACGCCGTCTAAAACCTGATTTTATGCTTGACATTTTGGGAAAATCGCTCCCATGGGATTACTACAAACGCTTGGATTAAAGGCAGCCGATAAACCGGCTATCGAGGCACAGTACGCACCCGCCGTAATGGATACTACTTACGGCTACGGATCATTTAATACTAACTCCGCTTACGGATATAACGGTATTGGTATCGATCGTAATTTTGCTTTACAGGTAGCTAGCGTTGCACGTTGCCGTAATTTAATTGCCGGTGTTATCTCATCTATTGATTTAGCACTATATAAAAAATCTACAGGCGAAAAGTTAGGCTCTCCAATTTGGTTAGAGCAACCTGATATACGTCAGCCTCGCAGCGTAACTATTAGCGCGACCGTAGACTCGTTAATCTTTTACTCGGTCGCATATTGGCGCGTTACATCTTTGTATGCGGACGATGGGCGCCCGAGTGGCTTTGAGTGGGTAGCTAATAACCGAGTTACATATACAACCAATCAATACGGTACAGAAGTAAAAGATTATTTTGTAGATGGTGAGATCGTACCTATGGGCGGTATTGGATCTCTCGTTACTTTCCAATCTCTATTACCTGGTGTATTGCAGAGCGCTAGTACAACTATCCGCGCAGCATTTGACGTACAAAAAGCAGCGGCGGTAAGTGCAGCTACACCAATGGCGACAACAGTATTAAAAAATAACGGCGCTGATCTACCCGAGTCACAGATCCAAGGCATCCTCGCAGGATGGAAAGCGGCGCGACAAAATCGCTCGACCGCATATCTCACATCTACGTTATCCGTAGAAAATATCGGCTTTAGTCCTAAGGACATGATGTATAACGAGGCATCTCAATACTTAGCTACAGAGATCGCGCGCGCTATGAACGTACCGGCGTATTACATCTCTGCGGACATGAATAACAGTATGACGTATCAAAATATTATCGACGGTCGTAAAGAGTTTGTAGCTTATTCGTTGCAGCCTTACATCTCTGCTATTGAGGATCGCCTCTCAATGAACGACATAACAAATAGCCAAAATCAGGTGCGTTTTGCGGTAGACGACTCGTTTTTACGTGCAGATGCTAAAGATCGTTTAGACATTATCGAAAAGATGCTCAACCTAGATTTAATCGACGTAAACCAAGCTCGATCAATGGAGCAACTAACACCGCTAGGAGATGCAAGTGCTACTAACGTTTAGCCAAGAGATCCAAGCCGCCGATACAGAGCGGCGCATCGTATCCGGACTCGTCGCACCTTACGGCGAGGTCGGTTACACATCCGCAGGGCCCGTAGTTTTTGAGCGAGGCTCTATCGCTATCCCGGATGCAACAAAAATAAAATTACTATCGCAGCATCAACAGGATAAGCCCGTGGGTCGCGCTATCAGCTTTAACGAGGCTAATAATGGCGTGTACGGATCGTTTAAGCTTTCGAGTAGCACTCGAGGACAAGATGCACTCGTATTAGCTCAGGAAAACCTAGTATCCGGCTTATCCGTAGGGGTGGATGTAACCGCCTCTAAGCCTATGGGGGATTACCTGCTCGTAACGGCGGCGGTCCTCAAGGAAGTCAGCCTCGTCGAGAGCCCGGCTTTTACTAGCGCCTCCGTGGATGAGATTATGGCGGCGCGAGCTGCTATCGAGGCTGCAACTAGCACAAAGGAAAAAACTACAACTATTTCTACGACTATCGTAGAGATCGAAACCGAAACAGAAACAGAAAGCGAGGCGGCCGTGACTACAGCCCCTGAAAATACACCGGAGGAAACTCCGGTAGATGCACCGGTCGAGGCTGAAAAGGTCGAGGCTGCGCGCAAGATTATCCGTCCATCTGTACTCGACTCTCAGCGAGTCCGTACACCAATTACATCAATGGCATCGTACACAGAGCACAAGATTAAAGCTGCTCTAGGCGATGACACATCAAAGCTATACGTAACCGCAGCGGATGATAGCTTTACTACAAACCCTGCATTTTCTCCTACACAGTACCTAACAGAGTTTGTATCAAATACTAATTTCGATACACCTATGATTAATGCTTTGAGCTCTGGCACCTTGCCTAACTCTGGTATGTCTATCCAAATCCCGTCACTCGTGACTTCAGCTGGTGGAGGATCAGGCGTAGCACCTGTAGTAACCGTAGAGGCTGAGGCCGGCGCGGTACAAAATACAGGCATGGTTACAGAGTACCTATCAGGTACAGTTAAGAAGTACGCGGGTATGAATACGCTCTCCGTAGAATTGCTAGAGCGCTCAGATCCTAATTTCTATGCTGAGCTAACTAATCAGCTACAACGTGCATACTCACTAGCTACAGATGCTGCGGTAATCGCAGACGTAGTAGCCGGTGGCGTACAAGGTACTGCCGTAGCTGCAACTAGCGCGGGTATCATCTCTTACGTATCTACAGAGTCAGCAAATATCTACAAGAATACAAGCTACTTTGCTAAGAATTACGTAGCTGGTCCGTCACAATGGTCTCTACTAATGGGAGCTACTGACTCAACAGGTCGCCCTATCTACAACGCGAGCGCACCTATGAACTCAGGCGGTCTCTCAACTCCTACATCAATCCGCGGTAACGTCCTCGGCTTGGATCTATACGTGGATCACCAAATGGTAGGCACAACTATCGACGACTCAGCGTTTATCGTGGCACCGGAGGCGATGACGGTATACCGCTCACCTCAGGCATACATGAGCGTAAACGTTGTATCTAACCTACAGGTACAGGTAGCTATCTACGGCTTTATGGCAACTATCGTAAAGATGCCAAACGGCCTAGTGCGTTACAACCTAACCTGAGATAGACCCTAGTAGTCGGGAGGGCTCTTAGCCCTTTGAGCCCTCCCGGCCTTTAACCTTGAGAGGAGCAAGTCATGGCAGCCACATACGTAACCGAGCAAGAGCTACGCGATAATCTTGGCATCCAAGATTTATATCCGGATAGTGTGCTCGAGGAGTGTTGCCAAACTGCTCAAGATATCCTCAACCAATTTTTATGGTTTGACTCAGCGCCGGTAGTAGGTACGACTCTACAATATAACGTAGCTACCGTAATGATCGCTAACCCTGCAATATTTAGTACCGGTCAATCCGTAACCTTGAGTGGATGCGGCTCAACCTTTAACGGCACATACACAATTACGGGCACTATGCCATGGAGCGCCGGTAC